AGTAGATGGAACATTAATAGCTATAACATCAGCTACAGCAGATTTGAATTTTACAAAAACATCATCTGGAGATATACTGTTTGTAGACGTTGTAACAGATGCCACAACTGAAACATATACAGAGGTTACACCAAGTGGTACAGAAACATGGACAGAGATTACGCCTAGTGGCACAGAAACATATACAGAGATAGTGAGGTAAACATGGCAAGTACATATACATCAAACACTGGAATTGAAAAAATAGGTGCTGGTGAACAAGCTGGTACTTGGGGTAACACCACCAATAATAATTTTGATATTATAGACAAAGCCCTTAATGGTGCTGTAACTTTAACTATATCAGGTGATACAACATTAACAACAAGTGATGGTACTGTATCTGATGGTCAAGCTAGAATTATAATTTTGTCAGGATCTCCTGCTGGGGCTTTTAATTTTACAATTTCCCCTAATGACCAAACTAAACAGTATTTCATTAAAAACAGCAGTGGTCAAACAGCTACTATAAAACAAGGTAGTGGTGCATCAGTAACTCTATTGAACGGATTATCTGATATTGTTTTTGCAGATGGTGCTGGTAGTGGTGCTGGAGTAACTTCATTACTCAACCTTACCGATCTTGTTGCTGACACAAGTCCACAACTAGGTGGTGATTTAGATGTAAACTCTAATGATATACTTATGGGTAATCAATCTGTAAAATTTGGTTCTAGTAAATGGGAAATAGTTCTTGATGGTACAGATTTAGATTTTAAATACAATGGCACGACAGTTTTTAAATTAGCATCAAGTGGTGCAGTAACCTCAGCAGATAATATAACAGCGTTTGGAAGTCCATAATGTCAGCATTACAATCATCTGGAGCTATATCGTTCCAAGATATTGAACAACATTATAATCCTGGGTCAAACTTACCTAGTAGAGGTTTGAATGAGTTTTACTTAGGTGGTAGTTTAGTTCGTGCAAACGCTGGTAATAACTCATCTACTAATATGTCTGCTGGTGTTCCTACATCAAGCACTATATCATTAAATGATTTTTATGGTAAAGAAAGAGCATTTAGAAAAACCTATTCATCAACTGCTACCAATCAAAGTGCTGATAGTGTTTTTGGTGATGATTTTGAAGTAGATTATCCTAAACAAATAGTAATAAACTCATCACAAACGGTGGGTGCAACTGCTACTTCTGCACCAGCTTTAAAAATTGAAAGTAATGGTGTTGGTTCTATTACTATAACTAATAATGGAAGTATAGAAGGTGCTGGAGGAGCGGCTGGAGCAGTGGGTGGTAACGCACTTGAAGTCGCTGGAAGTGTTGCAGTTACACTAGTCAACAACGGCACAATTAAAGCTGGTGGTGGTGGAGGTGGTGCTGGTGGGAATGGTGGTAATGGTGTTTATACTGCTAATGCTACGTTTTCAAGTTTAGTGGATCAAGGTGGTGGAGGTACTTCTACACCTCAAAATAATCAACCAAGTTGGTTAAACTCAATTTATACATCTGCTGGAGATCTTGATGGTCAAGGTGTTGTTGCCGATAGACAATGGGGTGGTATTAATGCACAATTTAGTCGTGGAATAAATCCATCACAATTTGATATAAATCACTCTGGTAGTGCAGGAGCTGGTTTTACTGGAGCTTGTGCAAACAGAGGTCCAATTTATATTTCGGCACAAACAAATACAACTGGAGTCTATACTGTTTCAGCTTCTATTTCTGCTCAATATGGAAGTGGCTATGGAACTCCAACAATATCTGTAAGCACGAGTACATCAAGTGCTGGTACATCTGTTTCTAATAGTGGCACTGCTAATATTACTGCGTCAACTACGACATATTTTACTGCTTATGGTACAACTTCTAATAATAAAGATTATTATTATAATACTTTAAGTATGTCAGTTTCTGGAACTTGTTTAGCAATACAAAGTGGTACATCTGGTGGAGCGGGAGGTGTTGGAGAGGGTTATAATCAATCTGCTGGATCAGGTTCAAGTGCTAGTAGTGCGTCTAACAACGCTGGTGCTGGTGGAGCAGGAGGTGCTGGTGGAGCGTTTGGTGCATCAGGATCTAATGGTAGTGATGGTGGTAATGGCAGTGGGAGTTCTGTAAGTTTTCCATCTTCTGCACCAACTAATGGAGCAAGTGGAGCTTCGGGTGGTGCTTCTGGTAAATCAATATTAGGTATAAGTAATGTTACATCAAGTGGTAGTGGTTCATTGACGGGAGGTACAGCATAATGCCTTTAACAAGTTTGAAATTTAAAGCAGGGATTGTATCTGACGTTACATCATTGAGTGCAGAAGGTGGTTATACTGATGGTGATCTAGTAAGGTTTCGTTTAGGCTTTCCAGAAAAGTTTGGTGGCTGGGAGAAGTATAGTCAAAACACATACTTAGGTAGTGCTAGAAGACTGCACAACTGGGTCGCTCTTGATGGTTCTGATTTTTTAGGTATTGGTACACATTTAAAATATTATATTGAAGAAGGTCAAACTTTTAATGATATTACACCTATTAGGAATACAACAAGTGCTGGAGATATAACTTTTTCTGCGACAAACGGCTCAACTACAATTACAGTAACCGATCCTGCTCACGGTGCTAATGAAAAAGACTTTGTAACTTTTTCAGGTGCATCAAGTTTAGGTGGCACAATTACAGCTACAATACTCAATGCAGAGTTTCAAATAACATCATTAATAAGTTCTAATTCTTATACAATAACTTCTAGCGTCGCCGCAAATTCTTCTGATACTGGTAATGGAGGCAGTAGTGTTGTAGGTGCATATCAGTTAAATGTCGGATTAGATGTGACAGTTGGTGGAACTGGTTGGGGTGCTGGTCAGTGGAGTGGTACAACATCAGGTGCTTTAGCCACACAACTTGCTCAAAGTTTAAATGCTACTGATACTTCCTTTAGTGTAGATGATGAGACAGGTATGAATAGTCTCAATGATATAATATTAATAAATGAAGAGTTAATGGCTATAACACCAACTTCTGATGATAATACAATGACAGTGACTCGTGCTCAAGGAGGCACTACTGCAACTACACATGCAGACAACAGCCTCATAAGATTAAGGGCTGGTAATGCAGATTCTGCTAATGATTTTGTTGGATGGGGTGATGCTGCATCGGTTACGACCCCTGGAGCACAGATTAGATTATGGTCGCACGATAATTTTGGTGAAGATATTATTATAAACCCAAGGGATAGTGGTTTATTTTACTGGGATAAAACTAATGGTTTAGGTAATAGAGCTGTTGAATTAAGTGCGACAAGTACATATTCAGGTGAAACTAGTGTGCCTACGGTGGCAAAACAAATTTTAGTCTCCGACCAAGACCGTCATGTAATAGCTTTTGGTTGTGATGGGTTAGGTGCAACACCTACAGCAACACAAGGTGATGGCATACAAGACCCATTGTTGATACGTTTTTCATCACAAGAAAACCCAGTAGACTTTTTTCCAACTGCTACTAATACTGCTGGTGATTTAAGGTTAGGTGGGGGCTCAACATTCGTACAAGCTGTAGAAACTAAACAATTGATATTAGTTTTTACTAATAAAACACTACACGCCATGAAATTTATAGGTCCGCCATTTACCTTTGGTTTACAAGAATTATCAAAAAACATAACTATTATGAGCCCTTTTTCTGCCATAGCAGTTGAAGATGCAGTGTTTTGGATGGGAGTAGATACATTTTATTTGTATGAAAATGGTCAAACAATACAATTACCATGCACAGTGAAAGATAAAGTGTTTTTAGATTTTAATTTTGAAGAACGAAACAAAGTGCATGTAGGTTTAAATTCAGAGTTTACAGAAATACTATGGTTTTACCCATCATCTGCTGGCACAGAGATAGATAAATATGTGGCTTATAATTATCAAGAAAGATTATGGTATTATGGTACGCTGACAAGACAAGCGTGGTTAGACAGAGGTATTAGGAATTTACCACAAGCTACTGGCAATCAATATTTATATAATCATGAAATAGGTTATGATGATGATGGTTCTGCCATGACATCATTTATTGAATCAGCAGTAATGGATATAGGTGAAGGTAATAATTTTGTATCTATCCGCAGAGTTATACCAGATGTTACATTTGCTGGAAGCACGAGTACAAACCCGACTGTATCGTTTACAGTAAAAAGTAAAAATTTTCCTGGAGGTGGGTTTGAGCAAACTGGCTCAGGCACTACAGAACGTTCGGCAACTACACCAGTAGAAAAATTTACAACAAAGCTTGATTATAGAATTAGAGGTAGGTCATTTGCATTACGACTTGATTCTACATCTTTAGGTACAAAATATAAACTAGGTACACCACGCATTGATATTAGACCAGATGGAAGGCAGTAATGTTAGTAACAAGTATACCACAATACATTCAAGGTTTAACAAACGCTAAGGCAGACTTATCAACGACAAACCTTACTACATTATACACAGCTCCTACTGGTGATGATTTTAATGCTTCTGTTATAAATTCAATATTAGTATCAAATGAATCTCCTAACGCAGATACGATAACAGCAACTTTAACCGATGGGGCAAGTGCTGTCTTTAGTCTTTTTAACTTAAAAGCTGTAGGAGCTAATACAACAGTAGAACTATTAACAAAAGATTTAATTTTACAAAGTGGTGAAGTTATTAAAGTACAAGCGGCGACTGCAAATAGATTACATGTAGTTGCTAGTGTACAAGAATTAAGTAAAACTAGAACTAGTTCTGGTGGAGGTTTTATACAAGGTATTGTATAATTGTTAACGAGGTGGTAGGATAGTAGCATGAGTATAGCAAGTCTTCAATATGATGTAATAGACAGCACCCCTATAGGTTTGGCAACTATTGATAAAGCTTCAAAAATGTTGTCAGACTTTGGTCGTAATGGTGATACTTATGTAGTACATGCAAAAGAGGGTGAAACTGTAATACCTATGGAAGTTTTGGATAATAATCCAAGACTGAAGGATATGTTGTTTCAACAAATGCGTGATCTAGACCTTGACCCTTACCGTTATATTGTTGGTAATGAGCTTAACTCAATCAATCCAGTGACTGGTCAGCCTGAGTTTTTTATCAAAAAATTATTTAAGGGTTTGAAAAAAGTAGTCAAAAAGGTAGCACCAATAGTGTTACCAATCGCCGCTCCGTTTTTACTACCTACAATGCCTTTGTTTTTATCAACTGGTATAGGTACATTAGCAGGAGGTTTGATTGGTGGACAAAAACCAAAAGATGCTTTGCGTAATGCTATTATATCAGGTGGTCTAGCTGGATTAGGTAATATGGCATTTGGTCAAGGTGGTTTTACTGGTAGTGCTGTAGATGCTGGAATAGCAAGTGCTCCTACAAAAACTCCTGGATTAGACTTAACAAAAGCCCCTGATAGATTCATTGGTCCACCAGAGGACACTGGCATATTATCAACAATTAAAAAAGGTGCTGGAGATGCAGTTGACTCAGTAAGTAGTTTTTATGACAAGTACGTATCACCTAGCAGAGAAAGTATAATGCCATCAAAAGATGCTATTATGAAGTCCGCTAGAGAAACGGCTGATGCTAAAATAAAATCCGCAACTGATTTAGGTATCAAATTGTCTGATGACAAAAAACAAGATATACTTCTAAAAGCTTTTGAATCAGCAGAAAAAGAATTAGCCCCTAGTGCTTTTAAAAAGTTTGGTCCAGTAGGTGGTTTGACTGCATTAGGTTTATATGGATTAGATAAAGCTGGTTTACCAATATTCACAGTTAAGGAAGAGGAACAAGGTCCAGCACCCTTGACAGGACTTGACTTACTACAACAAGACCCTGATAGGTTTAAGTTTGCTAATTTTTATGGTGATAACCCATTCTATAAAGATAGAATAGCCATAGGTGAGCCAGTCAGAGGAGCAGATGGTGGAGAGATAGTTGGTCCTGGAACACCAACCTCTGATTCAATACCAGCAATGTTAAGTGATGGTGAGTTCGTAATGAATGCAAAAGCAGTTAGAGGTGCTGGTAATGGTGATAGAAAACAAGGTGCAAAACGCATGTATCAAATGATGAAAAAGTTTGAGAGGGTGGCATAATGACAACACAGACCGTAGTACAAAGGGAAGCCCCTGAAATAGAAGCCTATAAGCTTGGGCTGATGGAACAAGCTAAGGCTTTAGCAGGAACTGCACCTACGGCAGATCAATTAGCTAAACTGACACCAGCACAATTAGGTTTGTCTGATGTGCAACAAGATTTAGTTGATAGAGCTAGTGGTGGTATAGGTGATTACTCACAGTTTTTAACTGATGCAGATACAAGACTAGATGAAGCTACAGCTACATTAGGTAGAGCAGAAACTGCAGGAGGTTTGTCTACTGGCATATTTGATCCTAATATGGTGCAACAGTTTATGAACCCATATCAAAAAGCTGTAACCGAACAAGCTTTACAACAGTTAAATAAACAGTTTTTAGAACAACAAGCTCAAAGAGGAGCAGGAGCTGTAGGTGCTGGAGCATTTGGTGGTTCAAGGCAAGGTATTATGGAAGGACTTGCACAAAGAGAATTAGGCGAGGTTGCAAGTAGAAGAATATTTGAAGACTTAGCTAGAAACTTTGGTCAAGCACAACAGTCAGCAATGTCATCATTTGAGAATCAACAACGACGTCAAGCTAACCAAGCATCATTACTCTCTAACCTCAGTGGTCAAAGGGCAGGACAAGCCATGCAACAAGCAGGATTAGGTGAGTTAGCACAAAATATAGACTTGAGAGAACTACAAGCACTGCAAGGCATTGGTGCATTAGAACAGCAACAAAGACAAGCTGATGAACAAGCTAGAGTTGCTGGAGAAAGGTTTGCCTTTTTAGAGCCACAACAAAGACTTAGTTTTTATAGTGATATATTAAGAGGTGTACCAAGTACACAAATACAAACTTTAACTGGTGGAGGCGGTGCTCCACAAACACCTATATTTCAACAAGCTCTAGGTGCTGGTATAACTGGATTAGGGTTATACGGTGCTGGAAGTAAATTGGGGATTTTTTAATGAATGTATTACAAAGACAAATGTTTAAAATGCCTACAACGAATGAACCGATGGGTGGTATTACGTCGGGACTTGATGAAGCTGAGGCTGTCGAATCAACTGAGGCTCTCGGTGGAATCGCGTCTGGTATTGAAACATTGTTTGCAAATATTGATAATGCGGAAAATCCAAAAGAAATTATGGATGCTATCAGAGGTGATGAAGCCTCGGTGGAGGAGCGTCGTACTGAGTTGGGACAGTTGGTCGGTAAAGCAGATGCTGACAAAACTCCGGAGTCGGTTTTAACAATGGTACAACCGTTAATGACAGTAATAGAATCTACTGGTGGTATAGCTAGTTTAGACACAGAAGATGCACCAGTTGCACCGAATATAGGTGAGGCAAACCAAGCAGAAGCTATGGCTAGAATGATGCAAAACGAACCTACAGCTATGTTATCAATAGGCACTGGTGCAGATGGCAATCCCTCAAGTATGACTGGTGGGTTTAGTGCTTTAAATCAATCATATGGAACACCTTTAGGAGTGTTGCAATTAGCTGAAAGGTTAGCACCTAAAACACCTTCTCTTGCATCATTTAAAAGACAATATGAAGACCAACCTAGTGCTTATGAACAATATGCTAGTGTTTTACCTTTTCAACAATTAGCACAACTAGGTCAAATAGTTGGTAGAAGTCCAACATTATTAGATGCTGTGTTAAGTCCCGAAACATTAAAACTAGCAGATCCAATTTTGAAACTAAACATGTTACAAGCTAAAGAAAAAGCAGAACGTTCAAAACAAGCAACAGAAGGATTTACACAAGCTAAAAGGGATGCTGAAAAAGCTAAGTCCGATATGTTTGGTAAAATATTACCCAAGCTCCTCGACCAAAAATTCACATACAAAGAATTGAAAGATGGAACTGTGTTACAACTGGACCCACAAGGCAAGGCTTCCGTGTTCCAAGAGGGTGATGCACCGACTATAACATTAGGTGATACAGTATTAAAACTTGATAGAAAAACAGACAAATATGAAGTAGCTTACTCAAAACCTGATGCTAATATCCAAATGTATAGTACTGATAAAGGTCAGTTTGCTGTCGATTTTGGTACAAAAGTAAATGGTAAGTATAAGATGGTTCCGCTCATGGGTAATAAGACAGAACAAGAAATAGGAGCACAATACTTTAAATATATAGATACTGGTGATGGTGGTGGTTTTGCTATTGACACTCGTTCTCCAACCATAGAAGGTAAAGACGGCTCAATGGTTTTAAATGCTTTGTTCACTAATCAAGGTAGAGATAAAACAACTACACAATCAACACAAGCTGGATTAATGGTAGTTAATGAAACTAACCCTGAAAAATCATTCTTGATTCCAGATACTGAGAAAAAAGAGTTTATAAAAATAGGAACTAAAGAGACTGGTTTTAGATTAGTAAATAAATTTACTGGAGTAGGTTTTAATGTTCCAGGATTAAAAGAGTTTCAACCTGAATATTTTGATAAGTTAGATAGATTTACAGAAGCCTCTAAAATAATAAATAACCCAGATCAATTTACTGAAGCTAAAGTTAAAAAAGCACAATTAGAAGTTAATGCGTTATCAAAAGAATTACTTCCAGCAAACACAGAGTTTGAAAAACTAAGGGATGATAATGCTAATTTATTCAGAGCAGAGCTAATGAAAAACGCTGGAACTGATGTAAATGAAAAAGATATTGATGCTCAAGTAGATCAGTTTATATTTAACTTAAATAATGATAGAATTACAAAACTTACTACAAATGCAAGTACTTATGATACACAAAAGAGTTTGAAAGATACGTATTCTAAAATGCTTGGTAAGTTACAACAAGATACATCAGACAGAGTCCAAAACTCTTTGGCTCTTAAAAAGTTAGCGAATCTACAAAGCTTAGTAGCTAATGAAACAAAAACTGGTTCTACTGCACCATTTAGATTAGCCGTAGGTAAATTCTTGAAAGATGTTGGTATAGAGAAAAATGTTATTAATGCTCTTGGTATTAGTCAAGCTGAGTATAATGATTTTGTAGGTGGTAAATTAGAAAACTTAGAATTAGCAAGTAAGATAGGTAGCCAGTTTGCAGTTGAGTTTGCATCAAGCTTCCCAGGAAACCTCAACCAGTCAGAAGTTGACTTAATACAAAATGCTGGAATTAACCTTACTACTACAAGAGAGGGTATAAAGGTTATGGAAGCTATATTCAAAGCAGAAGCAAAACGTAATGAGTCAGAGGAAAAACTAATTAATGATTATATGGCAAATGAAGCTAACAGTTCTAAAACACCAATGAAGCAATATGCTGAAATACAAGCAAAACTAATTAAAAACAGAAAAGATAATCCACTTATTACACCAGAAATAAAAGAAAAAATATCAGGTTTTACAGCAGAGAGTCCTAATGTGTTTAGAGTAGAGGGTACAAATCAAACTTTTAGCACTACTCCAGATAGAATAGCTAGATTTAATATCATTAAATCAATAAACGCACCAGACTTTGAAACCTTTTTAGAAAAATCAGCACCTATGCAAGATTATGCTAGAAAAACATTTGGTGAGAATGCAAAATTTAGCACAGACCAGTTACGAATAATGTATAATAAATACCAACCTCTAACATTACGACCTAACCCTAATTTTAGAACGGAGGATTAATGTCAGAAGATTATTTTGCAAGTGATCCAATCCCTACGGGAGTAACGGAGGGTAATGATTATTTTGCTGATGACCCAAAACCTAATGTTCTTGATGACGCTATAAAACCAACATTAACCACGGATCAAGGAACTTCACTAATACCAATAGAGGGTGGTGACTTTTTTGATCTTATGAGTAGCTACGCAAATCGTATTGGTATTGCTAATATGCCCTTATTATCACAAGCACAAATGTTGAAAGATCAGGGTGATGAAAGTCCACTCGTACAAGCACAAAATCAATTAGAAAAAAGTTTAAACTTGTTTACGCAAGAAAACCTTCGTATAGAAAATGTTTTAACAGATAAATTTGGTGTCAATTATGCAGGAGATGAAGCTGTAGGTGATATATCTTTAAATGTGCGTGATGGTTTAGCACGACGTAATAAGTTTTCAGATAGATTAGGTTATTTTAAAAGGATGTATCCTGAAGGTAAGTATTACAGAACTGATGTTGGTGGTGGTAAAGTAGAAGAGCTTTACCAACTTACTAAAGATGGACAGATATTTAGAGTTGATCCTAATGGTGGTTTTAGTGATTTTGCAGGTGATTTTGGTGATTTTTTAGGTACAGTTGGAACTGGTGCGACTGCGGGAGCTATAGTAGGTTCTTTTTTCAGTCCTTTTTTTGGCACAGCGACAGGTTCAATAGTTGGTCAAATGCTAGATGATTACTTTACTGGTGAAGATATTACTTATGAAAACGGTAGAGAGTTTTTAGGTGATGTGTTAAGTGGCGATAAAGTAGGTCTTGCTGTTATGGAAGGTGCTATAAACAAAGTGCTTCCAGGAATGGGTCGTTATATGATAAATAAAATGCAAGGTAAAGAGGGAGTGCCTCTCAACTTTGGAACTAAATCTACTGCGGCTCAAGCACTACAAGCACAAAAGTTTGCTGAAAAAGCAGGACTACCTTTGCTTAGTATTGCACAACTAACTGATAGTAAAGTTATAAAAAAGCTGACAAATCAATTGATGGGTACTTCTGACTTAATGCAAAAAAAGATGACTAAACAAAATTTAGCCATATTTAACAAAATTAAAGGTGAGGTTACAAAAGATTTTGAGAGTGCGAGTCAAGCAAATTTAGTTTCTTACTTGAATTTTCAAAAAAAGAAATTACTTGATGATGCAGTTACAGAACTTAAAAAAGCTGACCCTGATTCTACAGTTGGTCAGGTAGATTTTACACAATTTGTGCAAGATGTTGGTAATTTTAAAAAAGGTTACGACACGCTTATTGATAGAACATTTACTCTCGCTATGCAGACAGCAAAAAAAGATAATGTTGTATTTAATTTAAAAAACATACAAGAAACTGCTGA